ACACGAAACAATCGCGTTGGCGTTTTCTATAACAGAAGAAGCAGAAGAAGATGGACTTTATGGTTCAATCGCTTCTAGATATACAAAGGCATTAGCTAGAAGTATGTCTGCTACAAAGGAAATTAAAGCGGCAAATATTTTAAACAATTCGACAAGTGCAGGTGTTTATGCAGGTGGAGATGGAGTAGCTTTATTATCTACTGCACACCCAACTCAAAACGGAAACCAGAGTAATACTTTGGCGACTGCGGCGGATTTAAGTGAAACATCTTTAGAATCACTTTTAATTCAAATTGCAGATATGAAAGACGATAAAGGTCTAAGAATTGCGGCACAAGGGCAAATGCTTATTATCCCTACTGCCTATACCTTTACTGCTCAAAGAATATTGAATAGTGATTTAAGAGTTGGTACTGCTGATAATGATATAAATGCTATCCGTTCTGGTTCGTATTTACCTCAAGGTTATCATATCATGAGGAGATTAACAGATAGTGATGCATTCTTTATCAAGACAGATGTGCCAGACGGATTAAAAATGTTTCAAAGGTCTCCTCTTAAAAGAGGTGTTGAAGGCGACTTTGAGACAGGTAATGTCCGTTATAAAGTACGTGAAAGATATTCATTCGGTTTTACCGATTGGAGAGGTCTATTTGGTACAGAAGGTGCCTAACAACTAATACTAGAGAGGGATTTGTTCCCTCTCTATTCTAAACTGAACCTTGACAGTTACATAAAGTGACTGACATTTGCCAAGACAAGGAGATTTAAATGGCTAATACTACATTCAATGGACCAGTCCGTTCTGAAAATGGTTTTAAAACTATTGTAAAAGATGCGAATTCTGGTGCTTTAACAAATCAAATGACATTAGAAACCTATACTGCAACAATAACAGTTGCCGATGGGGCAACAACAGGTAAAGAATCAGCAATCGGTATACCAGATAATTTTATACCAATGGCAGTAATGGTAGCAGTAACAACTGCATCATCAAATGCTGTAAATTTACAAGACATTGGAACAGATTCAGATACAGATGGTTTTGTAGATGGTATATCTGTTGCAGTTAACAGTGTTGGCTTCAAGGGATTTTTTCCATGTAATGGTGTTTTAGGAATGTCAGGTGGAACAACAACCGCATCTACCGCAACTGCAGAAGCAACTGAACTTGTTGTATCTGGAGACCCGGGTGGTGATACTGTGATTGTCTTAAAATTTATGGGTATTTCTAGCTCCGCAGATGCATCTTAATAGGAGGGTATAATGGCTGATATTACATCAAGCACTATTCTTTCTGAAAATACTCGTGAAATCGTTATGGCATTTCAATATCAATATGTTGATACTGGAGATGAGTCGGCAGTAACTAAAGTTGATGTTTCATCTTTATTAACTGATTCCAATGGTAAAGCATGTACTGGTGTAAAAATATTGAAATGCACATGGGTTATTAAAGGAATGACTGTAAGGGTTATGGCTGATGCCAGTGCCGATATTATAATGCTTAACCTTGACGAAGGTCAAATTGGTGAAGTTGATTATAGGGAATTTGGTGGTTTGCCTAATACAAAACTTACAGGCACTTCTCCAAGTGGTGATATAGTATTTACCACTACGGGTGCAGGAGCAGGCGATTCTTACCAAATTGTTTTAACAATGGCAAAAAGATATTAGGAATAAATAATGGCAACATCAGGAACAGTTGCGTTTAGACCAAATATTGAAGAAATAATAACAGAATCTTTTGAAAGATGTGGCATTGATATTCAGACAAGAACTGGCGACCAAGCCATATCTGCCAGAAGAAGTTTAAATTTATTATTTTCTGAATGGGCTAATCGTGGAATAAACTATTGGACTGTTACACAAAATACATTAAATCTGGTACAGGGTACAAGTTCTTATGACTTACCTGCAGGTGTTTTAGATTTTCTTGATGTTGTTATTTATAATTCTGCTGATGCGACAAGAACAGATACCATAATTAACAGAGTTACAATAGGCGAATATAATCAAATACCTAATAAAACAGATACTGGTAGACCTAATCAGTATATGTTAGATAAAGGCAGACAAGCAGGTTCAAATAATATTTATAAAGTTTATGTTTGGCAAACACCTGATATTGGTACATATGTTTTAAATTATTGGGCAATGACACAATTAGATGATGTTACATTATCTAACCAAGACTCAGACATTCCTTACACATGGTCTGATTGTATTTGTGCAGGATTAGCTAGTAAATTATCTGTAAAATATGCACCAGAAAAATATCAACTTTTAAAATCTTTATATGACGAAGCATTTAGTTTGGCTTCTCAAAATGATAACGATGGTGTTTCTTTAAAATTACAACCCACAGGGCTTAATTTAAGATAATGGCAAAATTTGCATCTGGTATAAAATCAAAAGCAATAAGTGATATAAGTGGTTTTGAGGTAAGATATACTCAATTAAGAACTACTTGGGATAATCTTAGAGTTGAACCAGAAGAATATGACCCAAAACAACCACAACTTACACCTGCCAAAAATGTTACAGATGCGACTGCATTATTTAATCCACGACCAAATAATGACCCAGAAAATGTAACAATTCAAATTGGTTTTACACAAGATATATTTGCTTCAAGAATAGCTAGGTCGCAAACTGGAATAGGTACTCATGCAAGAGGAAATGTAGGTACTGTATCTTTTGTAATAGAAGAAGAACAAACAGGTGTTGCAGGAACTACTGCTATAGGTGCTTTTGGTGCAGGGTTTGATGTATCTGGAGTTGCAGGAACAACTGCTATTGGTAATTTTGAGGCACAAGACCAAGTAGATGTAGATGTTACAGAGGTTGGAGCTACGAGTGCTATTGGTGCATTTGGTGCAGGTGTTGGTATAACTGGAGTACAAGCTACTGGTGCTACTGGAACAGAATCAATTACACATGATAGAATATTTGAGCTTCCAAATGGTGGTTCTGTAGGAACTGGTGCGATTGGTACTTCTGCACCACAAACAGATGTTATATCTACCAATATTGCAGGTACAAGTGCAGTTGGTGCTGAAATACCACAATCAGATGTTATAGCGACTGGTGTTGCAGGAACTGGTGTTATTGGTACGTTTGGAGAAGAAGGTAATGGTACATTAAATCTAACTATCACACCAACAAGTGCCACTGGTACTGCAAATGCAGGTTCAGAAGTTGCTGAAAGTGAAATACCAGAATCTAATCAAAATGGATTTGGTGAAAATGCATTTGGTTATGGTGTTTGGGGTGGAGATGGAGAAGTTAAGGGAATTGGTGGTGTAGGTGCATCATCTATAGATATTTTTATAGGTCCATTCCCAACTGGAGTTGCAGGAAATACTGCGATAGGTACTTATGTACCAGAAAATGAACTTACAGAGAGCGGAGTTGCAGGAACTGTTGGAGTTGGTACAGTAAGCCTAGATACTGATGTTGATGTAACTGGTGTTGTAGGTACGTTTGCAATAGGAACAGAATCAGTTATTATAGATGGAGGATTTGGAGAAGGAACTTATGGCTCAGGAACGTGGGGTAATTAAATGAATTATACAAATTTAGTAACAAACATTCAAAATTTTTTAGAAGATGATGGAACAGAGTTATCTGCATCAATACCTGAAATTATAACACAGGCAGAAAATATGATTTTTGCTAGATTACCAAATCTTCCGTGTTATAGAAGACAAATTACTGGTAATTTTGTAATAGGCACAAAAGAATATGATGTTAGTGGTGCTAGAATGATACGACAGATAGCCGTTACAAAGGCAAACAGCGATGTAATCTATCTAAAGCATAGAGTAGATAGTTATTTAAGAGATTATGTCCCTAACGCGTCTACAACTGGTCAACCATTTATGTATGCAACAAAGAAAGCTACAACATCAGGAATAAAAGTATTAATAGGACCTTCGCCATCTGCTACGTTAGCATATGAAATTGATTTTATAGGTCTAGAAACTGGATTATCAACAACTAATGCTAATAATTGGATTGGAGATAATGCCGAACAAGTTTTGCTATCAGCTTGTTTATATGAAAGTTCTGCTTTTCTAAAGGCTCCAGATAGTGTAAACTTATATAAGGCACAATTTGATGAGGCAATAGCATTGTTTCAACAAGAAATGCAACGTAATTACCAATCAGAATACGAAGGAGGTATTTAACAAATGGCAATAACACAAGCAATGGCTACATCATTTAAAGCCGAAATTTTAGATGAAGTACACGATTTAGTCGCAGATACATTAAAGATAGCACTCTTTACAAGTTCTGCATCGCTAGGAGCATCAACAACTGCATATTCAACATCAAATGAGGTTGCGAATGGAAATGGTTATGCAACTGGTGGAGTAACATTAAGTAATAAAGCAGTATCAACAAGTGGTACAACTGCATTCTTTGATGCTGATGACCCAACATGGACAAGTGCATCATTCACTGCAAGAGGTGCATTAATATATAATAGCTCTGCAAGTGATAAGGCAATAGCAGTTTTAAACTTTGGTGGTGATTTCACTGTTTCTTCTGGTACATTTAGGATTGTTTTTCCAGCTGCGGGTGCAAATGCTATCATAACTATAGCTTAAAGGAGTAAGTAAATGG